ATTTCTCTGTGATTGTATTGTTGTCATTTACGAAAGTAAATACCCATCCCATGGGAAGAATGAAATCTATTTTATCATCTGGTGGTAAATTATCTGAAGAATAATCAGAAGTATTATCTGCTATGAAATTATATCTTATTTTACCTTCCTCATCATTTTCTGAATATCCCCCCCAAGCCTTTGAACATATGACACTCTCAAAATAATTTATTTTATAGTCTAATTCATTCTGTTTAGTTGAATCAGGATCTCGATAACTTAGAGAAGTTGATCCGGGATCTTCAGATACTCCTGGTTTAGGATTATTCGGTATAGAAATGGTTGGATAGTTGTAAGATCCCGTTGGTTGTTCTAAACTAACATTATTTATTGAATAATACCATGCATTTAAAATATCAACATTTAAATCATAACACAGATTTTCATTTTTATTATTCATAGGATCAATTTTATCTTCAATAAGATAATAATCGGTTGTTTCAATAGTTTCATTGCGATTATAACTATCGGGTAAATCTTGATTCAAATTTACTTTATTTTCGTCTAAAGTTAAATTTTTATCCCATTTATCGTAAGTTGTCAAGTCAATTCCACCCCCACAAGAAAGATATGTCTGAGCCCGCGTGATAGGCCATGGAAGGACTTCATTGAGCAAATTTTCATATGTATCAGTATCCATATCATTGGGTGGAGATGGTAATCTGGAACCATGATAATTTTTTCTTACATACTGACAATTACCTTCTCCGTCACTGGCGAAATAGTGTGACAGAGTATCGGGTCTAATGTTGTCCCTTGTATTTGAATCTAATTTATTGGTTTTATTTAAAAAGCATTTAGTTGAAACACATTTATAATTGCTATTGACTTTTAAATTATTTATTTTAAATTCATTGGAATCAATTGTATTATAACTTTTATTTTTTCTCATCAATATACTGTCCCTTAATACTTCTTGATTATCGTGCGAATAAGAATCTTCATTTTCATACCCTGGACATGTCCCCAATGGTTTAATTGCATTCCTCGTTGTAAATCTGTCGTGATCTTGATTACTCCAATGGAGACGAGTATTATCTGTAATAGTATTTACATCCCGTGTCGATCCATAGTCTAATTCCCAGTCCCCTAGATTAAATCTTCCGGGTGATGATTCAAAATAATAATTACCATATGTCAACGGACCTTGTTCTTCAAAATTCACCTCATTAATGCCGGTATTCTGCATTGATCTGATTATTTCACCTTGGTTTTCAGTTAGTGTTCTATCTTGATTAAATGCATTTAAATAATAATCTTCTAATTTCATATATTTAGCGTTGCTTAATAAATTATAACTACACTGTAATTTATCTTCTCCCTCCCCTTTAATATAATATTTACTATTGCAGAATGATGGCAAATCTACTCCTTTAACATTTTTATTGAAATCATTATCATTTCCTAAAATAGATTGAGTTCTTGAATAATAGGGGTGTCTTTCTTTCATTCTATTTTCTGTCATATTTAGAGGACTTGCGATGGGATCACCGTTGGGATTTTCGGCATTTACATTACCCGGAAAATTTTGATCATATTCTAGTCCTGTATAAAATAATCTATTACATTTCCTTGCTAGCATATTTTTTATATCTTCTTTGACTGTTTCATTTGATACATTACTTAAATCTGCTTCCCATCCACATTCCTTAAATTCATCAATCCAATTATCATAATTTCTAATATTTCCTTTCAATTTAATATAATTATCTGAATCTAAATATTGGATATATGGCGAAGATTCACCCCATATTCCTTCTCCTAATGAATATTTATTAGCATTATTATTTTCATTATGATTTACTTTTTCGGATGAAAAATAACCTGACAATGAATTATAAATTGGCATATTATCTTCTAATTCATTAAAGTTGTTAAAACCTTCTAAAGTATCTTTTTGATTTTTATTTTCCAAATTATTTTCTGATATAAATTTATTTAAAATTTCTTTATTATTAGTGATATAATTATTAAATTTTTCTGGGATTTCATATGAGTTATTAACAGTAATATTGGGATTAAAATTATTTTCCATTAATTCTCTGAATAAATTAGATGACATTATATCACCTGTATCTATACAATAACCTTTTCCCAACATAGTTTCTTGGTAATTACCTGTATGATCTTCCTCCATAAGAGTATTATCTGAATTATTAGGAAGATTTTCTGATTCTGATAACTCGGAGTAACCCTTTTGATAAAATGTTTGGTAATTGAAACCATTTTTTAACATGGGGGGTTGTTTCATCCATATATGATTATTTTTAATACATTGTTCTTTTGTATAAGATCCTATATCTACAGAATTCGAACATGGTGATGAAATTAAAGGGGGGATTTCAGGTTGTTTGTCAATAATTATTTCCTTATCTGACATATTTTGATTTATGATTTCTTTATAACAATTATCTCTTAATAATGTTTTATTTCCGGAACAATAAAATAATTGATTTTCGGGGGGAGTAAATGGTTGACCTCTATAATATCCTTTTCCAGGATTTTCCATAATAGTTTGTGTGAAAGGTGAATATGTATTTACTTCACCTTCAAAATTAAATCTCTCAGGATTTACTTCATAAGCTTTATTTTCTGCCCCCATCATCATTTTACTTTTAGTATAATCTTCCCATAAATCACTTGATTTATTTACATCAGCAGTTTTTCTACCTTTGCTATTTTCTTCGTTTAGATAATTAAGATCTAAATTTCTTATCTTTCCTTTATTTTCACCGTCATTATATTCGTAAGATCCCAATCTGAATTTAATATTATTCCCTTCTTCTTCTGTTAAATTGATCTTACAATTAGGTTGTTCACAACTTGAAGTTTCTTTATTATAAACTAATCCATATTTACAAATTTTTGTGGGGACAGATAATTTACTTTCATCTATTTGATAATCAACAATTAAATCCTTAACTGAACCTATCTTAGATTTTATTAATGGATTGATTATTTCAACCCCTGAATTAATTTCTTTACCTTCTTTATATTGCTGCTCTACAAAGAAACCACCCATCTCAATTTGAATAGGAGATAAATTCCCAGCGAAATATGGATAATCATTTTCAAGATACATTTTTTCGGTAACTTCTCTTTCTGAATTATAATTATAATAGTATTTATCTGTAAATTTATCTGGAGGATCATTTAATGCCACAAACCAATCGTAATTTCCGAATCTGCTATTTAAATAACGTGTATCATTCTCAGCAGTATTTTTTAATTCATAATCATACTTATCATCACTTTTTAATATAAATCCTTTCCAATCAAATCCGGGATGAGGGACATACGAATCTTCATCTTTAGGAATTAAAAATTCTTTATTTTCCCATTTACTATTATATCCATCAGATTCTTCTGACCACTTTTCTAGAGTATATTGATTTCCATTTCCTATAATATCATTTAGAGTATCTATTATATCTTCTCTATGTTTTTTACCTAATACAAGTTGACCTGTACCTCCATCATCTAACCACCATTTTTTATCAGTATTATTAGTATTTTTAAAGGCATAATAATCTGTATAATCTATTTTTTTTTCAGCTTCATAAATATATCCACCTATATTATTGATTTTCGCCGGGGATTCAATCTGATAATCTTGTATTCTGATATTACTATTATCTATTTTAACATTACATTTCTGAGAATAATTGTTATTAAAATTATTTGATATTTTAGTTTCAGGACATTTATCACAATAATAAATATTTTTTAATCCGTCAATGTTTTTAACATATTCCTTAAATATATCTCTTTCATCTTTTAAATAATTTGCATATTGATAATTATTAGTTTCATAATCTTTTTCTAATATCTCGGTATTTACATTTGTTTTATAATCTTCATAATTATCTCCTTTTCCATTAAATTTATCTAAATTTTTATAGTGAATTTTTTTTAATTCGTAACCTTCTTCGCATAATTTACTTTTACCATCTTCGTCAAAAATAACTAAATCTCCTGGTAAATTTGTAAAAATCATATTATCCATATCTTCATTTCCACTATTTAATGGATTATTAAATCCACATGACATATATTGTGATACTTTTTTATTATCTTCATTAGTTGTAATATTATCATAGTATTTTTTATTAAAATACCCCATTCCAGATTTAAAATTGCATTGCTTAAAAAAATTATCTTTATCAATATCTAAATTAGTATAATCTCTTAATATCTTATTAGAATTGATGTCAATTTTACTGTATCCTTCAGTATCATAATCTTGATGAATCTTTTTACATGTAGCACTATTTAATAAAGAACATTTAATTGTTGTTTTATTATATTGACAATATGGTGTCTCTATACATTTATGTAAATCATTATTATGAGAACTACATTTATCTTCAAATGAACTATCATATGGGGGATTTATTGGAAAATATGTTGACATTTCATCTTCATCTTCATTATAACAATATTGATACCCATCTTTTAAAAGTTCTCTATCAACTTTCACGAAATTCGAAGTTTGCAAGTTATCATTCCAACTAGCAGTATTTTTTTCTCTACAATTTAATAAATTATTTGACCAGACTTCATTTATTTCTTTAGATTTATCCGAGGTATATACCCCCCAATTATGTAGTGCATTTCTTGATCGCGATTGATCATCTTCATAATTAAAATTATTATTATTAGTATCATAATATATTGGATTAGTGCAATAATTATTCACAATATCTTTTTTTTCTACTTTACTGGACGTAATATCATAATATTTATTTGAACTCGTTTCATAAAATCTATCTCCAATTTTGTATTTAATTAATTTGTTATTACATTTATTTAAATCACTAATATTATTATTTATGTAATTATATTTACTGTAATTTTCCAAATATGAATTACCATCTTCATTACTAGATATATTATCATAACTTTTCACTTGATAAGGATAATAAATTTCACCATCTATTTCCAATTTATATTTTTCCCTTAATGTTTCATCGGTAAGAGGACTATTAGGATTACACGCATTATTTATATTATCATATTCGCATTCAGGATTACTATCACAACTTTCTTTGTCTTGTAAATTTCCACAAGTTTGAGAAGAATCATAACATACATCTAATGGATTGGATAGATTGTTTTTAATGAACCATCTACTTATTCTTTTATTATCATCTATATATTTATCTGATTCAGGGTATTTAGATTCAAAGTTATCGGATAATTTATCCGAATCTAAGAAATTTTCCCCATTTGGATTAATTTGATCGGATGTTGTTTCTTTGAATTCAAATTCATTTTTACTATTTTGTTCTAATACATTACCTAATTTACCTTCAAGTTCTGTTAATGTTTCAATACTATTGTCTCCAAAGTTTGGAATATTAATACAATCTGCGTATCTGTCTCCACCAAGAGTTAAATCACAGGCAAAATAACCATTATTTAATACATCATCCATATCATTTTCCATTTTTTCCGTAAATCCTCCCTGTTGATAATTTTTTATACTGGATTGAAATAAATTAGTATAATAATTTTTATGAATATTTTCTGAATTAACATCTGATGGTCTTATGTCAAATGCTGTTAAGTATTCCCCTAATAATTCATCATCATCGCTATAACAATAACGGTGGAAATCATTAATCATATCTAATCCTAATGAGGAATAATTATGATATAAATAAGGCATATTTTTGTAGAATGATTGTTTATTTTGGAATATTTCATTATCAAGAATAGAAGTATTTAGACTTCTATTAGCTTTATCTTCTAGTATAGTTTGTCTAAATGAATAACAGGTTGAAATACACATTGGAAGAGTTATAAAATTATCATCATCTAATTGAAATAAATTACCTCTTTTCAATAAATTTTCTGTATTTTTAGAAGAAACAGATGGTTGTGAAGTGAATGGTTCATTATTTTGGATGTAATTTTTATATGATTCAGATTCATCGTCTTCATCTAATATATCTGTAATTTTTACATATCCTTTGTCACATTTGAACGCGGGATCATTAATAATATCATTATAACTTTTTTGATTACAGCAATTATTCTTTTTTATGATTGAGTCTGTTACATCTATATTTGATCCCTCCAACTTTCCCGAATATACTAAATCATTATCACAATTAAATATATTACATGTTTTATCTTGTTCTAAATTGCAATTTTTTTCACAATCATCCACACCATTGCATTTGTTTTTTTCTAATCCTTGTGAAGAAAATGTATTTACATTGATATGTTCGGAATATTCCTTACAATTTTCTATTTTGGAGCACCCCGACCATTCAGGGGAACTTAAATGGGCTGTATCTGGATCATACGCTTGTTTTACTTCTATAAAAATGTTCGAGTCTTCATAATATGGAGACGAGCATTCATAATTAAAAACACTATCTGTGTACTTATATTCATAATATTTTTTATCTGAATTATTTACACTTTTTTCTGTTATTTCCATCTTAGAGGGTGATCCAATATTATCATTTAATTTATAACCCTCTGGAATTATATCTGTAAACCGAAGTTTTTCTGGATCAATACAATGAAATGGTAATATTAAACCGATATCATCAATTCCATTACCTTCTTGTGGAATAACACCACATTTAGGTTCGTCAATGCCGGTATCTATCATAATTTTATTTTCTTTACATTTATATTCGTTTATAAAATTAGATTTATACGGCATTGAGAGATCTGGTAATACAGACCATCCCATATCTATTGGTTTTCTTAAGATATTTTTTGTATTTTTATTTTTAATCATTAAATCCATTGTTATATCATCGCCTGATTTGTGTTCGAAATCTTTTAGATAACCAGGTTTACAATATTCAGAAGGAGAAGGTTCTGTTAAATTTTCTGTTAATATTCCATTTTCGCATTTAGCTTTAAAAAAATCCCTTTTTTTATTTTCGTAACTATCTAAAGTATAACCAATATTGAATCCAGAATATTCATTTCCTTTTATTTTATCTTTTATATTGGAAAAATTATATTCAGTTGGATAATTATTTTGAGGTATAATATATTCATCCAAGGGAATCTCTTGATTATCTTCAAATACTAAATAATTAGTTGTTGTCCTGTACATTTTATTATTTTCTGTAATAAACTGATTTAGTTCGGGTTTATTACAAGTTTTAGATGTTTTGAATAAATCGGTATCCATTCTATTCATTATTGGTGAACATGTTGGAATTCCATCAGATTCATCTAAATAATATTCTGGGCTACATTGAATATAATAATCAGAATCACATTCATAACAAACATTATGTTTTTCAGATTCAATACATTCTCCATTTTTTATATTATATTCTTTATTGCATGGTTGACAAAAGGTTCTATCACACTTGAATTTACTATTAATATCTTTATAATTATATGTTTTTTTTTCATTATTGAATGTATGATTGCACGCATTAGGATCATTCGTTGAATCGCATTTTCCATAAATTGGAACATAATCATCGGGGAATTCAACAAAAGAACCATATTCATCGTCTGAATCTTCTTCTGTTTCTATTCCATCTCTATTGGTAGGAGGAGTTGTAAAAGAGGTTAAATTTGATATGCTGATTACTTCTTCTGTTTCTATTCCATCTCTATTGGTAGGAGGAGTTGTAAAAGAGGTTAAATTTGATATGCTGATTACTAAAAATACTAAAAATACAATAAAACCTCCCCCTAACCATACAAAAGGATGCCCCCCGGAAATTCTATCACGTATTCCTTTTCCAGTACCTTGGGGGGTCCCGAGGGAGGTGGACGCCTCTATTTTTACAGTATCCGGGCCTTTTCCCATATTATGTATAATTAATATTAATAATAAAATAAATTTGATTAAATTAACTTTTTAAAAAACAAATAATTATGAAAACAATTATTGTGGTTGAATCGCCCGCTAAGGCTAAAAAAATACAGAAATATTTCAAGGATGGAACTATCATTACATCATCATTCGGGCACATATATGATCTTTCTAAGAAATCGCTTTCTATCGATGTTGAAAACAATTTTAAACCGAACTATCAACCCATTGATGGAAAACAGAAAATTATCAAGACCCTACGGGATTATTCTAAAAATAATAATATTTTACTTGCTGCTGACGATGACAGAGAAGGCGACGCGATAGCATGGCATTGTTCGAAAGTTATGAAATTAAAAACAAGTGATAAAAATCGTATAGTTTTCCGTGAAGTCTCCGAAAAAGCAATAAAAAGATCTATTCAGAATGTTCATTCTATTAATATGAATTCTGTGAATGCTCAACAGGGTAGAAGAATTATAGATCGTTTAGTTGGATTTTCTTTATCTCCTTGTTTATGGAGAAATATAAATACTAAAAAACAAGGTCTTTCAGCGGGGAGAGTTCAGAGTACATTACTTTCTATTTTAAAAGAACACGAAAAAAATATTGAAGAATATGAATCAGAATATAGTTATGATTTTAGAGGATCTTTTAAATTTAATAAAGAAAAAACGGATTGTGAATTATTATTCGAGATAGAAGAAGTAGACCCAATTGAAATAATGAAAACTCTGAAAAAAGATAGAAAATATAAAATTATTGAATCTAATACCAGCGAAGAAAAGAAATATCCCGGTATTCCTTTCATTACTTCTTCCTTACAGCAGAGTGCTCAGAATGAATTGGGATTCCCTGTTAAAATGACAATGGATACAGCACAGAAATTATTTGAAAATGGTAAAATTACATATATGAGAACAGATTCTACATTTATTTCCTCTGATTTCCAAGAAACTATTAAAGAAAAAATAACTAATGATTATTCTTTAGATTATTATCAACGATACATCGTTAAAGCGAAAAAAGTAAAAGGCGCACAAGAAGCCCACGAATGTATTAGACCAACAGATATTAACCACATATTAAATGATAAATGGCAAGATGTAGAAAGAAAATTATACAATCTAATTAAGAAGAGAACTATTATTTCACATATGAAACCTGCTTTATATAATGTTTTGAGAATAGATCTTTCAAACAAGAATTTAGAAAAAATAGGTGTATTCAGAGGAAAATATAAATCACTAAAATACCCGGGATTCTTAATTTACTCGGATCCAGATATCAAGGTGGAAGATGAAATAAAAATCCCGAAAGATACACTATTCTTCTTGGAAGAAAGTATCTGTAAAGATATAGAATCTTCTCCCCCACAATATTATAATGAATCAACTATTGTTAAAAAATTAGAAACATCGGGAATTGGAAGACCTTCTACTTATGCTTCAATTATTTCGACTCTTTACAATCGGAATTATACAATTTTAACTAATATTCCTGAAAAAGAAAAAAGAATAGATGTAGTTAACTTAGATAAAAGGGACAATATTACAGAAGAAGAAGAAATTAAAAAAATTTCTGCTCAAAAAAATAGAATCTTATTAACAGATTTAGGAAAAGAAGTCTTAGAATATTTATTGAAATATTTCTCTAATATAATTAATGTTGAATTTACTTCTTTAATTGAAAATGATTTAGATAAAATAGCAGAGGGGGGTCTTTTATGGCAGGATGTAGTAAGAAAAGTATATAATTCATTTTATAAAGATGTTGAAATACAGATGAGTGTAAAACCCATTAGAAAATCGAAAGATAATAACACAAATATTCAATTAGGTGAATATTTAGGAAAAGAAGTCGTTATTAAGGATGGTAAATATGGTCCTTATTTAAATTACGATAATAAGAATATAAATCTTAAATATATCTTAAAAAAGAAAGATAAAAATTCATTAAAAATAGAAGATCTTAAAGATTTAATTGATTATCCGATGAATATGGGAAAATATAAGAAAAAAGATATTATGATTCATATAGGTCCTTATGGGAAGTATATGAAATACAACAATAAGAATATTAAAATCCCTCAGAGGGAAAAATATAATTTAGAAGATCTTATAAAACTTATTAAATAAATTGACCACCGAAAACAACATCTGATGGTTGAGAATCCTTTGGTATATTATAATCTTCTTCTTTTTTAAAAATTTTATTTTTTGATTTTCTAATTTCATTTAGATAATTTCTGGTTTCTAAATTAGTTCTGCCTTTATTATAATAGTGATTAATTATTAAAGCGAAAACAAGTAATAAAACAACTAATATTTTATTGAATCTATCTAATAGTTTAGGTTTTAATATTTTTTTACCGCCTCCCTTCTGCTTAGTTTTATTTTTTCTGCATCCTCCGTTCATAGGATTTGTTGTGGATTCGGAGACCTGTTGTGCTTCCACGTCGATCGGATCTTCTTTATCTCTATCTGAAACAGGTTTTTCTTCACCAATATCAACTAATTTTTTCATTATAAAATACAACATTGTAGAGAAAGATAATAATCCTAAAAACCATAATACTCCTATAACAATAAATGAATTATTAACCCCGAAAAATGATACCAATAATGTATTATCTTCATTTAAATAATTATATAGAGCTTCTGAAACATTATTTACTGAGTCTTTATCTGTGTTTTTATATGTTGCTCCTGTATTAATTCCCATATCTTTCAAATGTTTTAAATATCGGGATTCGGTATCCCACTGGTAACCAGAATAACAATAAAACGAGAATGATAGTATAGATATGCTCCCAATTAAAACAGAAATTTTTTTCATCAATCCAGAAATTTTTTTAATCAATCCAGAAGAAGAAGAAAATGAACCTGCGATGATACTACTTATAAGAGTAATCAACCCGGTAATCAAAGATGTTGTATACGCTGCATTAGAATATTCAATCCAAAAATTATCGGGAGGATTAAGGATAGAATCTGTATCATTGCATGCTTGCAATGCCAATTTATTTCCATCAGCAGTTGCTTTATCTGGATCATCAAGTGATAATCCTAATACATCATAGGGGGGTGTCTGTTTATCAAAGTAAAAATTAACACATTCACTACATGTATTCCATGGATTTTTAAGATTATAAGGACCAGGTGGGGATGGAGAACAAATCATTTCATTATTTTTAATTTTAGTATTTATGATATTTGCACATGATTCCCCTATGTTTGAAACTGATATCCTTGGATTATTATCAGATTGATTACATTGAAACATGGATTTTATTACATCTGGATATTCGCAATTAGGAGAACTACACTTTCTAGGACTAGATACTCGTGTGCCCGGATTTACCTGACCACTTCTCCCAAGTCTAGTAATGAGTTCGCTTCCTCCCCAATATAAACCCCCCACTGCTCCTGCAACTAAAGCACCATTTAATACAAATTTCCCTAATAAACCCTTTACAGTCCAATTATCATTTTTAACTGCTGTTGCTGCATTGTTTATTTTAGGATATGCTTCTTCATTTTCAGAAAGAGATTTCA